GATGCGATGACATCGCTGGCCGAAATTGAAAACCCGCTGGAGCGCGTCAGGCTTGGCTTCAAGCTGTTCGATTCCGAAGGCGTTGCCATCGTCAACATGGCTGAGAACTTCGACGACTTACGCGAAGAAGCGCAGCGTCTCGGTCTTGTTCTCGACGACGAAGTGATCGAGCGCGCTGACAGTCTTCAAGATTCATTCGATGCGCTTGCTCTTGTCACAAAGGGCCAGCTATCCGGTGCGCTCAGTGATCTCGGTGGTGGCGCGTTGCTTGCAGTTGCCGAGACGATGGCAGACCTAGCAACATGGGCGAACAGCGTATACCGCGCCTTCGCAGACATTGAGAATCTGGGCCTGTCTAACCTGAAAGAACTTCGCGCTGAACTTGAAGCCGTCGCAGAAGATAAGAAGCTGCGCGGCAGACTTTTCCAAGATCTCGGCATCACCGAAAGTGAAGAAGAAGTCAGGGCTAGAATCGCAGTCATTTCCGACCTAATAGACGCCCGCGAGAAAGAACGCGAAGACCGAAAGAAAGATCGAGAAGCCAACGCTGCGAGCCCGTCAGGCAAAAGCTCGACAACGGCAGAAATAGACAGGGCAGAAGCCAAGCGTCTGAAAGGCATCGAAGCGCGGCGCAACTTGGCACAGCGCGCGCACGACGACTACTTGCAAGCAAGCGGGCAACGCATCCGAGCCATCGAAGAAGAGCTTGCAGCCGACATGGCTGCGCTGTCTGAAAACCTGCAAGCCGGCGAAGACTACACCGAAGCAAAGATCAATCTTGAGCAAACTGCGGCGCTGAAGATCAAGAAGATTCGCGACGAAGAATCGTCGGACCTTGTTGACAATATCGCGGAACAGGAAGACGCCTACAAAGGTTTGTTCGACTTCATGGAGCGCGGCTTTTCGGATGCGCTCGCGACGATGCTGCTCGACGGCGAGCTCACCTTCAAGTCGTTGGCTGAATCGTTCCTTCGCGAGTTCGTGCAGATGGGCGTCAGCAGTCTCGTCACGCAAGGCATCGGAAGCCTTGGCAAGTTATTCGGCGCGTTTGCCGGCACCGGCACGGCTGAATTGTTTCCTGGGACAAACGCAGATGAAGTCTTCTCGCCGTTCCAGACCGCAGCCAACGGCGGGCACATCGGCGGTCCAACGCTCGTCGGCGAGCGCGGACCCGAGCTGTTCATTCCAAGCACGTCAGGCTTCGTCGCCAACAACAACGCGATGCGACAGATGAGCGGCAGCGCAGCGAGCCCGATCAATGTCACGGTCGTGAATAACACGGGCCAAGAATCAAGCACTTCTCAAAAGGATGGACCCGGCGGTGGTCGCGACATCGAAGTGATGATCGGCAAGGCAGTCACGAAGAACATCGCACGCGGTGGCGACGTGGATCAGGCGATTCGCTCAAGCTATGGCGTCAGCCGAATCGGAAGGCACGGACTCTAATGCCTGTTTGGCCCGCAACGCTACCGACTGACGCGCAGTATGGCTGGAGCGAAACGCCAGGCGATTCGCTCGTGCGAACGCAAACCGACGCCGGTCCTGCGAAGCTGCGCCGACGCTTCACGTCAACGCCGTCAGCGTTCTCGTTTCAGTTCGTGATGACGAAGGCGCAGGCAACCCGGCTGATTCAGTTTTACGAGAACGCCAGCGATGCAGCCATCGCAGGCACAAACGGCGGCGCGCTGTCGATCACGGGCTTGCCGCACCCGCGTGACAATAGCGCCGCAACGTTCCGCTTTCTTGCGCCACCCGTGCTGACGCAAACCGCCTACGACGTTTTCCGCGCATCGCTGCGGCTGGAGCTTCTACCTTGAGCCGTTCAGTATCATCAGCCGCTCGGTCGGCGATGTACGCACAAGAGACTGAAGAAGTCTTTGTGCTGCTGCTCGAAGTATCGACGGCAGGCGAACCGATTCGCGTTGCGCTCGACAGCGAGAACTTGGACACGAAGCTAACCGTGGATGGCATCGACACGCACAGCACGGCGGTGACGTTTGCCGGCGGTTACTTCGGCATCGAGCTGCCCGAAGAAGCTGGCGAGAACATCAGCACCGTGCGCGTCTCAATCGACAACGTGGACCGCGCGATCGTCGCTGCAATCCGATCAGCTAACACGCCGCCCGACTGCAACATGTGGGTCGTGCTTCGTTCGTCGCCCGATGTCGTCGAAGCGGGTCCGTACTACCTGACGCTGGAGTCGGCTTCCTACGATGCGATGACCGTGACCGGCGAGCTCGCCTTTGAAGACGTGACCAACCGACGCTATCCGGCGCACGAGTACACGCCTAGCAACACGCCAGGTCTGTTCTGATGTCGTGGACGAATGAATATATCGGCATCCCGTACAAGCTTCACGGGCGAAACCGCGATGCACTCGATTGTTGGGGCATGGTGCGTCTCGTCTATGCCGATCGCCTTGGCGTTGAGCTGCCATCGCTTGCCGAGCAATACGACAACCCGGTCGATGCCGAAGGCTTCACGCAGGCGCACACGCTCGCTTCGCCGGAATGGGAAGCAGTCGAGACGCCGCAAGAACTCGACGTGTTTTGGTGTCGCATCGCAGGCATGGAATGTCACACCGGCATCGCGCTAGGTAACGGCAAGATGCTGCACGCGATGCAGGGCAACGATTCGCACATCATCAACCTGCAATCGCCAGCGTGGCAGCGGAGGGTCAAGACGTGTTACCGGCTGAAGTGAACATCGCGACAGCGCGCAACCCGTTTGCAGGCACGCGCATCGACAGCACCGCACCGGTCGGCATGACGCTGCGCGAAATGGTCGCAGTTCAAGGCTTTCGCGAAAGCGCCGCCTATGGCGTTCAGGTCGTGCTGAACGGCGAGATCGTTCCCGATCGGATGCTCGATCACGTCAAGCCAAAGGCAGGCACACAGGTCATTGTGCGCGTTGTGCCGCACGGCGGTGACTCGGGTAAAGCTGTGCTGTCGATTGTTATCAGCGTTCTTGTGATCGCGGCTGCGGCATTCACGGGCGGCGCATCGCTTGCTGCTTTTGCAACGGGTGCTGGTTTTTCGACTGCCGCAGGCACAAGCGCAGGTCTGGCACTCGCAGGCGCGGCAGGCATCATCGGCGGCTTGTCAGGTGTCGTCACAGGCATTCAATCGCTGGCTGCGCCACCGCCCGATGTTTACGTCGGCGCAATTCCTGAGTCGCAAGACAGCGCAGCGCTTCAAGGCACGAAGAACTCCGTGCGGTTGTACAAGCCACTCCGCACCGTGCTGGGCAAGTACCGCGTCTATCCCGATCTGATCGGCAAGCCCTTCATCGAGCAAGTCGGCAAAGACAGCGTGCTGCGCTTGCTTATGTGCTTTGGCTATGGGCCGCTCGACATCACTGACATCAAGATCGGCGAAACACCGATTGCCGACATCCCAGGCATTCGGCACAACGTGCTGCAAGGCTGGGACGACGACGGCGCGCTGACGATCTTCCGCGATGAAGTGGATCAAGATTCTGGCTTCCAGCCAAATCTTACAACCGAAGATCCCGAAGCTGCCATCTTGACTTCGCAGCTCGGTCCTGAAGAGCTTTCCTTTGATCTGCAATTTCCAGGCGGTCTGATCGCGTTCAGCGATGACACGGGCTCGCCGGCTGAAGTCACGGTGCGCTTCACCGTCGAAGAACAAGAGATCGGCACAAACTCGTGGGCCTACATCGGCACGCCGACGATGGGACTCGGCGAAGACACAAGCATTACGCAGGTGTCGGCAGGCACGTTCGACATCCGAATGCGCGAACGCGGTCTTGTCACTCGCGGCTTGCGGTGGACCGTGCCCGCTGGCAGCACGCCCGACGTGGCGCATCAAGTTCGCGTCACACGCATCTCGACGACGACCGCAGGCGACACATCAGTTGCCGATGCTCGCATCACCGTGCTGCGAACGATCAAGCCGCACTTGAAGACAACGATCCCGAACTTGGCGAAGATCGAGCTCGAAATCAACGCGAACGACACAGGGCTTGCAGGTGTCGTCGATAATCTTTCTGCGATCTGCACAAGCATCACGCCGATCTTTGATTCATTAACTAACACATGGGGCGCTGCGACTGGCAACGCAAGCACCTACAACGTCACGATGTTTCCGACGCGCAATGCGGCTTGGTTGTTTGCCCAGGTGCTTCGCGGTCCCGCGAACTCGCGACCCGTTGCAGATTCACGCATCGACGGTTTCGGGATTGCCGCATGGGCTGGCAACCTAGCCGGCACCGGATCGCAACCGATCAGCGGCGACTCTACGTTACCGCGCAACATCGACGCCGTTGTAGACTTCACGACAACGACGCGCAAGCTGCTGGCCGACATCGCAGGCGGTGGCCGCGCTGCGCTGAACATCGTTGACGGCAAGTACAGCGTCGTTCAAGACGTGCCGCGCACTGCGATCACGCAGCACTTCTCGCCGCGCAACTCGTCAGGCTTCGGCGGTGCCAAGGCATTCAAGCGCTCGCCGCACGCGCTGCGTGTCGCCTTCGTGAACCCGGATAAGGGCTATCAGAAAGACGAGCGAATCGTCTATGACGATGGATACAGCGAAGCCGGAAACATCGGCGAAGAATGGGACTTCAGCGACTCGCGGAGTTTTCCAAACGATTCAGGCGTCCAGCATACATGGGGAGCCATACCGGACACATTCATCACGAACGGTCAGGCTTTGCGAATGGAAGTCACTGCTGCTGCTTCATTCGAGCTTCTGTATTTGTACAAAGGAACCACGAACGCAAGCGGGCTCTCAGTCGATGGTTCGATCCACACAAAGATCCGAATCAGAATGCGCGCTGTCCACATCAGCGCAGATCCAGCGCGCACATGGCTTGGCTGGTTCTATTTTGGGTCTGCTCCTTCGTGGACTGCTGGATCGAATCCATATACAGAACGGAAATACTGGAACGCTGACAGCGTTTCTGATTCGCCTGTTGACGAGCCTGACTGGAAGAACGGAGACTGGGTTGAATTTGTTTTGGATATGTCGTCGGACGCGCGATGGACTAGCGAAACGATCACGCAACTCCAGTTCAGGTTCTCCAGCAACACGCCATCAACCGACAGCGACATTTACGAGATCGACTGGATCAGGGTAGACGACGGCACGCAACCTGCGACCGAGTTCATGGACTTGTCGTTGTGGGGCGTTGCCGATGCTGACCAAGCATGGCGTGACGCCCGCTATCACATCGCAAGCCATCGGCTGCGGCCTGAAGTCTTCACGATCACGGCAGACGTTGAACACATCGTCTGCAATCGTGGCGATCTGATTCGCGTGTCGCACGATGTCATCGGCGTCGGCTATGGCGGCGCACGCATCAAGGCGGTCACCAACGCAGGCGGCGCATTCGTCTCGGCCACGATGGACGAAGAATTCTATTTCGATCCAACGAAAAACTATGCCGCTCGATTGCGTGCTGACGATGGTTCCGAGCTGCTCGTCAATGTGGCGAACCAGGGCGAGACAAGCGACCAGCTCGTTGCCGAGTCGGCCACTTCATACGGCGTCAGCGCAGCGCCAGCAGTCGGTGACCATCTGCTCTTCGGGGAGCGCGAAACGGAATCCCTTCTGTGCATCGTGCAACGCGTGTCGCCGCGCAACGATCTCACCGCTTTGCTGGAGCTGATCGAGTACAACGCCGCCGTCTATGAACACGGTGTCATTCCTGAATACACGTCAAACATCACGCTGCAAAACTCGCCGAACCTGCTTGAGCCGATCACGCCCGAGATCGTGGCGAAGATCATCGAGAAGGAGCGGCC